CATATTCTTTAACCGAATACGAGTTGAGGCATGAAAAGGAAGAGCCTTACCACCAGAAGTAGTCCAAGGATCTCCAAACATCACACCTAATTTTTGTCTTAACTGATTGGTAAAGATTAAACAAACTTTTTGTCTAGCAATCATTTGTGTAATCTTTCTCATAGCTTTAGACAGAACGATGGCTTTACTTGTAGCCCAACCATCTTTGTCAAAGTCAGCATCCATCTCTACTTTAGTAGAAGCAGCAGCCAAACTATCAACTAATATTGTAACCAATTTATCTTTACTTGATTCTCGGATTTTTGTAACAATTGTTTCAATTGTATCAAATATATCTTCTATTGTTTCCAAATGAACATATAACATACTATCAGTATCTACACCAATAGCCTGTAAAAACTCACTTGAAACAGCAGACTCGGTATCAATATAAACTGCCAGACCATCTTTCTTTTGAGTAGAAGCAAGAGCATGAGCACCAATAAGTGATTTACCACTTCCTTCTAATCCATTGATTTCTGTAATTCTACCAGCAGCTAATCCACCATGTGGTCTATTTGATATTGCCAAATCCAACAATGTTGAACCTGTACCAACCCAATCCGTAACATCAGTTGGAGTTTCTTGAACACCATCTAAGAAATAAGCAACTTGATTTGACTTGAATTGTTTGTTTAGTTCACCAGCAATTATATCTGCTAATTCATCTCTATTAGACATTTATTTCTCCAAAGTAAGACGAGTGGGAACGGAAAAGGAGGAAACCATTCCCACTCTAACCATGCACGGTTTATGAATTAAATAACTTATCAAAGTCATCTTCTACATTAGAAGACGCTTCTGTTGTTACCATTTCTGGCTCTGATTCTGTTGATGTTTCACTACCAGCATTATCAGATGGATTCAGAAAAGTTGAAAGATGTTCCTTTAACTCATCAAAAGTTGGTTCATTATACAACTCTTTAAGTTCAGGTTGTTCATCTAACAATTTGGTAAGTAAGTTAGAATCATCAGAAAGTGCTGTAACATTTGGTTTGACACGAATAGTTGTCTTACCATATTGGTTACCAGCTTCGGCAGGTGTTTGTCTTTCAACGACAATATCACGACCTGTTGTAGAATCGGATATATCACCATAATCTGGATCTGCAATGATACCAAGAAGTTCTTGATATACAGTTTTACCAAATCCCCAAAACTTAACACCTTCGGATTCTTCACCACGAACAACGACAGGAACAAAAGTTCTCATCTTTGGTTCAATTCTCTTACCTTGAATCCATTCATCTTTGTTGCCAGTTGATTTCAACTTATCAGCAAATTGTTGAACTGGATCAGGTCTACCATATGAAAGTGGTGACAATACAGTCTTATTAGGAACTAAACTATAATGAAAAAATAGTTCACTAAAAGGATTGTTCTTATCATACTTGTAAGGTACTATCCTGATTTGAGATTTTCCTGGTTGAGGTTTCCAAAACGCATTTGTTTGTGTGTTCTGTAACTGATTGAGACGGCTTTTTATAGCATCTAAGTCCATGTTTATTCTCCTAGTTTATGTTTATTATTATTGTTACTACTATAAATATTACAAAAGTAAAATTTGTAGATAACCAATTTATATAATATACAAAGATTTAACGAAAGAGTCAAGAGATTTTTTTAAGAATCTGGTCTACCTTGTATTCTAAAGCATCTAACCTACTCTCTACAGTAGTAGGTTTAGTTCTATATGCCATCCATTGCTTGTAAACCATATCTATCATTCTATCTTTGTCTATTACATTTGTAGGAAGATGATTTTCATTTTCCTTATACCATAATATAACACTTTTTTTCCATTTGTCAAAGTCTTTTCCTGAACTTTTTTCAATATCTAAATGTGGAAGTGGTGTTAATGGTTGTTTGGTACTTATTGGTTCTGCTCGTAAGAACTTCTGAATATCCTTCTTATCCTTATAACCCAAAAGAGTTGTCCCTATGTTTGAGTTATACATAAGTGGAACGACATTCTGTAGCTTATTCATACGAACTACGCTATCATATGTTACTTTAAATTTTTCTTCATCAATAGAACAAATCTGAATCTTCTGTTCATCACTCAGAGTTTTATTTATTTGGTCTATTGATGGTTTCATTTTCTGACACCAGACACATCCACTTCTGGTGAAAAAATATATTGGTGAAGCCATTATAACTCGATTATCTTTAATATCCTTGTTGGTATTTTCTGTAAACCTTCTTTATTCGATATCAGAATCATGTTCTTATATGTGTCCCATTCTACTTGATAGTTAGTATCCAACACTCCGTTGTTTATTAACTTTATCAGTTCATTTAGGGCGTTTATCGTATAAAGTGTATTTGTAATTTTCTTACGATGTAAAGAAATGGTATTCTGTACAGCGTTAAAATCTATTTCGTCTTGTTGATTAACATTATAGGTACAAATCAGTTCCTTTGGTTTATCCTCGTTTTGTAGTACATAAATCTTTTCAAATACGACCTTGAAGTTTTTCGTGATGTCACGAATGGATTGTTCAAGATTGTGCTGTGTCGTGAATGTACAAAGCAGTTGTGTTTTCATTATTTTTCTCTTTTACTATCAAAACAGTCTTGCATTTCTTTAGACCACTTTATATCGTTATTTGTTTTGCCAGTAGCACCTTCTCTTGATCTGAAGACCTTTTCACCTATAAATGTTCTTTCATTGTTTTTATTAATAGCGTAAATATATACTACTTTACCTGTAGTATATTTTCCAGTTTCTCTATCTTTCATGATTCTTTCATCAGTAACTACTTCAAAATTATCTTCCGCTTCTGATAAATCATTTACATTCATACATTCTTTAAGACTCTTTGGTGGAACATTAACTCCAGCCATACATAAGTGAGTATTTCTTTTTAAATATGCTTTACTATCATTATCATTTTTAGGAGATTCTATTTTATCCAAATGTAAAAAATCAATTGTTTCTTGAAATCCTAATAAATCACCTAATCTTTTTTCTTTACCATTTTTCGATTTAGCTGTTAAATTATTAAGTTTATCAACAGTATCTCTTTGTAAGTTTAACGCTTCATCTCTAGCATTAGACAAAATTATCTTAGTATCTAATCCTGGTGGTATTTCTCCATCTCTTTTCTTTAAAACTTGTCTCTCAGAATCACCAACCCTATTTATCACTTTAAGTCTATTTGTTGATGGATTTCCATTTTCTGATTCTTCTATTAATTTATCTAAAAGCTCTTCATGAGTGTTCACACCATAATGTTTCATAGCTACTTGAACATGATTAGTAGTTTTAGCCTTTTCATAATCAGCGTCTTGATCTTTAAGATGTTGAATTATTCTCTCTCTATCCTCACCTTGATAAGTAGCAAAAAACTGAGCTTCTTTTAGTGGAGCTTTTTTATAATTTTTTTCTATTTCTTGACTTTTAGCCTGAGCATCTTTGACTATATCTTTTGCTTGTTTAGCTGTACTCTCATCTATTCTATCATTTTCTAAAAGATTATCAATATTTCTATCTTGTTTAGTGTAGTCATCATTTAAGGTAGAGTTTCCTTGAATATCATTAAAATTCTTCTTATCAGACCAACCATCATATAATAAATTTCCATTATCATCAACTGATATTACAGCAGTATCAGCAGCGTTTTCTCCGCCACCACTACTATCTATCCAATCTAACATAACTTGTTTTGGAATTTCTACTACTTTACCAGTTTCTTCATCAAGAACTAATATTTTTTCAGCTTTATTAACTTCTTCTTTTAAATTATTTAAATCAGAAACAGTTCCACCAAATGTCTTAATTTTAGCATTTTTCATTCCTACAGCTTTTTGTCCTCTTTTTGCTCTACTATTTTTCTCTTTAGCAGAACGAGCTGCTATTATACAAGACCTATATAAATCTTTTTCTTTCGGAGATAAATCATTAGGAACATTTCCAGTGTCTTTATTATGTGGACTTTGAACACTAGTTTTTTTCTGTTGTTTACCTAGTTTTGTATCTTTAACTCTGTTAAAAAGAACCTCTGCTAGTTCGTCTTCCGATAAATCTTCTTCTTGTAATATCAAAGCACCTTCATTTGACATATTCTCATTAAAATTAGAACCAGCATTACCAGGTGCTACCCAATCTTCACCTTTAACATACCCAAACTCTAACGCCTGTTCTGTTGTTTTGGAATCTTGTAATAAATCACCCTTACCATTTTCTCCGTAAAGTTTTTTAGAAACTTCGTTTGCTCTTTTTATAGTTTTTTGTCTTTTCTTTTCTCCATCATCAATATCATTATCATTTTTACTTGTAAGACCTTTTTCAATATGTGTATCAGTAGATAATTCATCACCACCTAATTTTGTAGTTGGTTTTTCTTCTTTTTCTTTAGAACCACCTTCTTTATCTTTTAGTTTCTCAGCTTCAATACGAGCTGGGTGGTCTTTTTCTCTGTTCATGGCACTCTTGTAAGTAGTCTCCATGTCCTTTTCATTACCTTTAGGATCTTTTATTTTATACTTTATTACAGTATCATCCTCTACTTTTTCTAGTGCCAAAATAACATTATCTACAACTTGTCTATCTATACCTTTTGCTAAACAAATCTCTTTTAATAATACGAGGTGATAGGCATTACCAGGATTTGGTACACCATTAGGGACAATTCGTCTCCACTCTATAAAAAGTTTTCCTAAATCAAAACTCATAATCTTTTAATGTTCCGTAGGTGTTACCGACTTTGCTGTGAATAATAAAGTCGTCTTCTTGTAAGATTTTTTGGATATCATGTATTGTTTCCTTACCATCTTCCTTAGAATAGTCAAACAAAAAACTATCGTAATTGTAATGAACTATATTTGTTTTCTTCTCTAATAAATATATGTGTAATTTGTTTAAGATAGTAACATTCCGTTCAGTTTCATACGCCTGTATGTAGTAATTAAATAACTTTTGAGCATTTAGGTCACCTAAATTAGCTCTTTTCATTGGTCGTTTATAAATATGTGTTAAGATTCCATTCCGAGTCATATATTCGTC